GAAGAACGTATTGCTGAACGTATTGATGCTAACTTGATGAATGTTGAACTTGACAGACTGATTGGTATGCCTAAAGATGTATACTTAAAGAAAGTTGAAACTCTACGTGAGAAGACTAAAGGCAAGCTAATCATTAAAGAATATCCAACCGCTAGTGCAAACGTAAATCACTTTGCACATTTGTTGAATGAATTGAAATTGAAACGTCAATTCATTCCTGATATCATTTACATTGACTATCTGAACATTTGTTCTTCCGCACGTATGAAGATGGGTTCTTCTATTAACTCTTACACATACATTAAAGCAATTGCAGAAGAATTGCGTGGGCTTGCAGTTGAACATAAAGTGCCTGTCGTATCAGCTACACAAACAACAAGAAGTGGCTACACAAACTCTGACGTTGGACTTGAAGATACTTCAGAATCGTTTGGTCTGCCAGCTACAGCAGACTTGATGTTTGCTTTGATTTCAACCGAAGAACTTGCAGACTTGAATCAGATTATGGTCAAGCAGTTAAAAAATCGATATAGCGACCCAACGACAAACAAGCGTTTTGTGATTGGTGTTGACAGAGCGAAAATGAAACTATATGATGCAGAAGAGTCAGCGCAAACTAACATTTCCGATAGTGGACAGATTGAAGAGGATAAACCCGTATTCGATAAGTCTGGTTTCGGCAAACGAATGCAGAAAAACCGAGATTTTGGCAATCTAAAGGTTTAATTTCATAATGCGAAACATACCCCTTTCCCTAAATATCCCTTGACAAGATACCATAACTGTACTATAATAGATATTGTTAAGAAAGGGACTCAACATGAAACTCATTCTCAGGGCAAAAGGGGTAACCTTGACACCTAAAGAGAGAAAGATTTTAAAGATGGCTACGCATTTTTATGCAAGCCGTTTGATGAGTGATAGGTTGTCAAATACATTAGAAATCAACGTAAACATCATAAAAGATTTTTACACAAAAAACCGAATACTCGGTGAAGCATTCCCCAAAGACGATGAATTGGGAAACAAAAAGCAATTTGTAATAAATCTAGAATGGAATAAATTGGGCAAGCGTGTTTTACAATGCCTTGCACATGAAATGGTTCACGTAAAGCAATATGCTAAAGGTGAATTAAAATTCCATGAAAGAGGGAACCTGGTAACGTTTCAGCGTGAACAATATCAGGGTGATGAATATTGGGAATCATTATGGGAGATTGAAGCATATGGACGTGAAGTCGGACTCTATCAAAAATTTAAGCCTACTCTTAAACTACTTAGAAAAGAAATTTGAAATGATTAAAGTTACAGAATGGTACAGCTGGATTGTACGTCAGTTTGGTGAGATTTGTGGTTGGATTGGATTGATTTTAATTCACGGTTCTACAGTACCTGTGACTTACTTAGCAATTAAAGGTGAACCAACAGTATTGCCTCCATTAAGTATGGTGATTCTAATTTGGAGTGGTTTGTTACTATTCTTTATTCGTTCAGCAATTATGAAAGATAAACTCTATATGTTATCAAACGGCATCGGCTTTTTCTTACAAAGTATTATGTTAGCATTCTTGGTGTTAAAATGAGCGTAGATAGTATTAGAGCATACAACGATAAGATGTATGACCAACTCATACTCAATAGAACTGATAGACACATTGAAGAACTGCGACTAGAAGAACGTAGAGTTAAACAATTACGTGAAGTGACAGAAGAAGCACGAATTGAAATGAATCGTAGAATGAATCGTCCAGGACAGAATGTAGACAGAATGGCATAGTGTGAAATCAATTGCATTGTTTGTTAATCATCCAGAGTGTTCTACAGATTGTTGTGATGGGATGATTAAAGCGTTATCGCCAAATTACAAAGTTAATTTGTTCAATACAGATAGTGATTTACTAACAGTTTTAAATGATACTGACATTGTTGCATTTCCTGGAGGTATCGGCGATGCAGATTCTTATGATAAATTCTTTAGACGCAAACGTGCTAATATGATAGCAGATTTCGTTGAGTCTAAAGGATATTATCTTGGAATATGTATGGGTGCATATTGGGCTGGTAGTCATTATTTTGATATACTAGATGATATTGAACCTGTTCAATATATTAAACAAGATACCGCAGACATTCGCAGGTCTTATTCTACCATAGCAAATGTTACTTGGAATGGCAAACCCGAAACAATGTTCTTCTACGATGGATGTGCATTGACAGGTAATCTAAAACGTGCTAAAATAGTCTCTACTTATGCGAATGGTGACGCTATGGCAATCATTCAAAATAGAGTAGGAGTGATTGGTTGTCATCCTGAGAGTCAGAAGTATTGGTATGAAAAGCCTAGAGCATACATATCAGAATACTGGCACGAAGAACGAAACCATAAATTGTTGTTAAACTTTGTTGACGAACTTACATCATGTTAATTTACACATATCAGAAATCAAAGAAGAAAAAAACTCCTGCTAAAAAAGTAGCAGAGTATCAACAATGGCTAGATAACTTGCCAACTACTTCATTCTCTAAAGGTTTCAAAAAGCCTAAAGACGTTGAAGCATACAAACCCCCAAAAGCACAAATACGTGAAACTGTACGTCATCCCAGTTTAGCTACAGTTGGCGACAGTTGCACTAAGCCAATTCATGGCAAAGTATATACTGGTGACAAGATGATTGGCATCGGCACACTACACAAAAGCAATGCAGTACCTATTTTTTCTGATGATGATGCAAAAGACCAAGCATTGATGCGAAGGTAATTATAAATAGGTCTATTGCAACGACAGACCTATCATGTTTAAATTTAAAGAATATCTTATTGAAAAGAAAAACACTCACATGGAACATGCGGAAGATGATGTTCTCAATGGTGGTGTTGAAGGAACTAGAGATAGCATAAACGCACTCAGAGCGGTGCGTGATATGCTTGCTGGTCATTCTAAAAACAAAGTTGACATTTCAGTCAAATGGGATGGTGCGCCAGCAGTCTTTGCAGGACAAGACCCAACAGACGGCAAATTCTTTGTTGCGAAGAAGGGCGTCTTCAATAAAAATCCCAAAGTATATAAGACTGCAAAAGATATCGATGCAGACACTTCTGGTGACTTAGCAGACAAACTCAAAGCATGTTTGATGTATTTGCCTAAGATTAATATCAAAGGCGTCATTCAAGGCGACTTGCTATTCACACAATCAGACTTGAAAACAGAAACAATCGAAGGTGAATCATACGTCACGTTTCACCCAAACACGTTAGTGTATGCAGTACCAACAGGAACTGAACTTGCTAAAGAGATACAAAAAGCAAAGATTGGCATTGTCTGGCATACAATTTACGAAGGCGATACATTCGAAACAATGTCAGCAGTCTTTGGTAAAGACATTCTAAGCACACTCACAAAGACACCAAACGTTTGGATGACAAGTGCAGTCTATCACGATGTGTCGGGTAAGGCTACGTTGACGCAAATAGAAAATGACCAAGTGACTGCAATTCTATCTGACGCTGGAAAGATATTTCAAAAGCTAGATGCCGCTACTCTAAACTACATCAATACAGACGAAGACTTGATTGAACGCATTAAGACATTCAACAATTCAAAAGTACGTCAACAATTAAAAATCACTAACGTCAAAGCGCACATTAAAGAATTGATTACATACATAGAAGATTACTACGAGAAGCAAGCCGAAGGTAAGGGCGAACGTGGTCGTGCTACTCAGATGCTGAAGAAAAGCAAAGTGCTTAGATTCTTCTCACCAAAAAACAAATCACATTTAGAAGACATTTTCACAATGATGAATCTCTTAGCAGAAGCTAAGTTGATTTTGATTAAGAAGATGGATGAAGTCAAGACGTTGAATACTTTCTTGTTGACTAAGAAAGGTTACGAAGTGACTGGTGTGGAAGGCTATGTTGCGATTGATAAAATCAAAGGAAATGCAGTCAAGTTAGTTGACAGAATGCAATTCAGTTACGCAAACTTCTCGCCTGATATCATTAAAGGTTGGCAGAGGTAATAAGGTTTAAATTGAAACCGGACACCTTTATGTATGCATTGGGTAACTGTTTTTAATGGTACAAATGCACTAAAATCAGGTAATTATAAATAAAGTATAACACAGTTAGGCTACGGCAAACCTGAACAGATAAGTCCACGGAAAACTCTATTACATATGAAATCGTTTAAAGAATCAGTATTGCTTGATGAAGCAAAAGCAAAAGGCAAAGTAATTGTCGTATACGGTGGTGGCTTTCAGCCATTTCACGCTGGCCATTTGAGTAGTTACACTCAAGCCAAAGCAAAATTCAAAACTCCAGACTTTTATGTTGCATCTAGCAACGACACAAAAGTCCGCCCAATCCCATTCAAAGACAAAGAATTCCTAGCACAGCAAGCAGGAGTTACAGACGATTTCGTTCAAACAATTTCACCGATTAATCCAGAAGAGATTATGAAGAAGTATGACGAAAAGAAAGATGTTCTTATTCTTATTCGTTCTGAACGTGACCCAATGAAGTATACAAAGAAAGATGGTTCACCAGCTTACTATCAGCCATTTGTCAGCATTGATAAATGTGAATCGTTTGAGACACACGCATATATTTTTGTGACTAAGAAACACGACTTTAAAGTTAATGGCAAAGAAGCATTCTCTGGTAGTCAGGTTAGAAAAATGTATTCAGACGCAGACTCAGAAGGCAGGGATAAAATCATCAGCGATTTATATCCAAAAGCAAAAAACAAAGCTAAGGTGAAAAAACTTTTAGACAAACACATAGGTGGTGGCATGAACGAAGAAATAGAACAACAAGACGAAGCGGTTCTTGGCTATGCACAACGTAGACAAAGAGCGCAACAATTTAAACGAATTCAAAAACGTTTAGTGAGAGCAAGAGCATTACAAGCAAGACGTTTTGCTGATCCTAAGAGATTAAAAAGACGAGCCGCAAAGATGGCATATCAATTCTTCAGAGGGCGCCTTGCTGGTGGTAAGAACTATGCAAACTTGGGTACTGGAGAAAAAATTGCAATTGATACGAGATTGCAAAAAATGTTGCCTGCAATTAAAAAGTTTGCAGTACGTTTAGTACCAGCCGCTAGAAGTAAAGAAGTTGCACGTAAACAAAACATGATGATGCGAAAAGAAGATTTGAATCATATGTTTGAGGAATTTATTGTTGAGAAGCCAACTTTACCGCAAGACAAAGATGTTGCGAAGAAAGACGGAACACAACCTAAAAAGTATTATGTTGGTTTAGATAAAGATACAAAAGACGCTAGAGCATCACACTTTGCAACAACTGGACCCAAATCGGATTCAGATAAGAGTGCATACAAAGATGCGCCTGGTGACAAAGAAGCAAGAGAAAAAGGTATGCAACAATCAAAGCATACACTCAAATTCAAACAGATGTATGGTGAAGCAGTAAAGACACCAGAAGACAGAAAAGAAATTTCTAGACTGGACCAATTAGTTCGTTTGGGATTAGCAGATACAAAATCTCTTGCAGTCATCAAACGTTCTGTTGAGAAGTTAAAATCTGGCGATATGTTAAATCCGTCAGAACGCAATGTCACAAACGATTTGTTGACTACATTACTTGATATGGTAACTTCAAGCGATGCATTGTTTAGAATGACAAAGACACAGCTACAAAAAGAAGCATATTTAAAATGTAATCACACCGTAGAAGGTACAATGTGTGAACAGCATGGCATGAAAGATTGCTCAATGTCTGAAGCCGCATACAAAGGCAACATTGGCGCAATGGAAATGATGAAGTTCTTCCAAGTTGCGACACCACAAGAAAAAGAAAAACTCAAAAAACTTATTGCAGATAAGAATCAATCTGCCGCTTGGAAAATGATTCAAGACGTTACTGGCATGAAACTCATGGGCGAAGAAGATGAGTATGACGATAACGATTATGACGAGACTGATGGTCTTTCAATGGCACAAATCGAAGTGTCTAACATGATTCAAGACGCAGAAGAATTGCTTGACATGATGGATGAAATGGATGAAGAGCCAGATGCTTGGGTTCTCTCTAAGATTACTAAGGCTGCCGATTACATTTCAACAGTACGTGATTACTTAGAATTCGAAGGTGACTTTGATTACCAAGACGATGACGAAGAAGGTAATGGCGAAGATGATGATGGTGAGTTCACTGGTGCAGAATTGGACATGTATGCAAGTGAAATGGGACCAGATGAGTTTGGTGATGCATACGAAGAGTTCAAGCCAATCTTAGAAGAAATCGAAGGCTTGAAAAAGAAAGCAGAAAAGTCTGGCATTGCTTATAGCATTCTCAAAGCAGTTTACGACAGAGGTATGGCGGCTTGGCAAGGTGGCCATCGTCCTGGAACAACACCACAACAATGGGCATTTGCTAGAGTGAATTCGTTCATTACAAAAGGTCCTGGTACTTGGGGTAAAGCAGATAAAGATTTAGCATCTAAAGTAAGCAAGAATGAAGAGTTTTCTAAATTTGCTGAAGCATTAGAGTGGGGTACAGATGCGATGCGTCAAAAGTATGCCGCAGATACTCCTGGTCAACCAACAGACATTCAGACGGCAGCCCATCAAGAAAGTTGTTGCGGCGACTGTGAAAAAGATTCTATTGGAGAAGAAGTTGATTGGGAACAAGTTGTCAACGAAGCAGACTATCAGGGTAAGTCGGTTAAGTTAAATGATCCATTCAGAACATCTGATGGTCCAAAGAAGTTTGGTGTCTACACTATGGGACCAAATGGTAAAGTTGTTGTCGTTCGTTTTGGTGATCCCAATATGGAAATCAAACGTGACGATCCTGAGAGATTAAAAAGTTATCGTGCAAGACACGGTTGCGACAATCCTGGACCAAAGTGGAAAGCAAACTACTGGTCTTGCCAAATGTGGCGTTCAGACAAAAGCGTAAGCGATTTAGATTAAAGTGGAGATAGAAATGACAGATAATATACAAGAAGCAGAAGTTGGTTCTGGAACAAAAGTTGCAGATACAAAACAATCTGAAAAACGTGCCCAATTGACATTGAAGTCAATTCAGCTACGTTTGAAACAAGAAAAAGAACGTGCCGCACTTCAACAACAAAAGAAATCTCTACGTGTTAAAGAGGAAACTATGACAGAATCATTTAGCGCATCTCAGATTGCCGCTTTGAAAGCAGAGTACTCTAAGATTAATACAATTGATCCAGATAGCGACACATACAAGAAGTTGATTGCTATGCTTGATAAATTAGATTTAAAATCTTTAAAATCTCTTGCTGATGCAAATGTAAAATTTGTATCTAAACTTGCACAGAATCGTGTTATGAGAAAGAGCATGAAGAAAGAAGACGTTCAACTTGATGAATTGTCAAACGATAAACTAGCAGACTACAAAAAGAAAGCTGGCGCAGATGCATCGGCTGCCGATAAAGCAGGCGATATCAAAAAAGGTAACAAGCGTTTCTCTGGCATTATCAAAGCTACTAGAAAACAATTTGACAATGACGTAAAACCAAAAACTGAAGAGTTGTCGCCAAAACAAAAAGCGATGGATAAAAATAAGAACGGCAAGATTGATGGTTCTGATTTAGCAAAGTTGCGTGGTGAAGAATTATCACCAAAACAAAAAGCACTTGACAAGAACAAGAACGGCAAGATTGATGGCTTTGACTTGGCCGCAATTCGCAATAAAAAGAAACCACAAGGTGCTGACTTTGCCGCACAAAGACGCAAAGAAAGACTTGCATCTAATGGGCGTATGGATGAAGCAAAATCTGACTACGAAGTTTATCATAAAGATTATTCCACAGCAGTACAGACAGCAATCAAACAAGCAGAGAAGCGTGGCTTTGAAGTAGACATGGACGATTGGCACGATAAAGTTGCTACTGGTCCTAAGAAACCATCTGCTGGTAAAACAAATTCATTCTCTGTCAATCTAATGAAAGACGGCAAAGAATCTAAAAAGAAATTGCACCTTCAAGTGTACAACATGGACAATCACAAGTATGAATTGAACATGTACATCGAAGAGATTCAGTTAGATGAATTGAACAAAGACACATTGCACTCTTATGCTAAGAAATCTGAAAAGGATCAAGATGACCAATACAATAAGATTGGCAAAGGAATCAGAGACAATGATCCAAAGTCTGCAAACAAAGCTGGTCACAAATTCTCAATGAGAAGCATTGGACAGAACAGAGCGGAGAAGCGTTTAGCTAAAGAAGCGGCATCGCCTGCACAGCAAGCGGCCATCGCTATCGCAATGAAAAAGGCTGGTAAGAAACCAAAAGATATGGAAGAGAGTGACGCATACGACAAGAACGTTAAGCCTAGCGACAAGCCACACGATAAAGATGTGGCCGCCAAACGTGCAAAGCTGGCCGCACTGGCCGCTAGAAAGAAAATGACTGAAGGTCTAATGGATAAGATTAAAGCTATCAAGCGTGGTATGCAAGCTAAAGATAAAGCAGATGACCATTGGGACAAAGCAGGCGACCCAAAGAATCCAGAAGCAAAAAAGGATTTGAAGAAAGCAGTTCGCTATCACAATCTTTTAAACAAAGAAGAAACTGAAATAGTAACTGAAGCTAAAAAGAAGTCATGGAAAGACATGAGAAAAAAGGCAAAGAATGAAGAAGTGCCTGACAAGTCTACAGTTGAAAAGGGTGATGCGTTGACTGGTAAAAAAGAACCAATCGAAATCAATCCTGAATTGAAAGATGCGGCGAAATAACATGACAAACGAATTGCCACAAATCTATTGTGACATGGACCAAGTGTTAGTCAACTTTATGGGCGGTGCAAATAAAGCACTGGCGGCACAAGGTTTAGGAACTTTCCAGACTATAGAAAAGAATGTTAAATGGGAAGCACTAAGTAAAGTACCAAAGTTTTGGGCTAACTTAGAGCCTATGTCTGACGCAATGATGTTGTGGAGATATATTAAGCCTCATCAGCCTTACATA